CGAAACTTTCTCACAGAAATTCTGAGGGGTTAATAATAATATATATATAATAAATAATAATAATATAAATATATATATAATAATATAAAACGGGGGTATATATAATATAATATATATAAATATATAATATACTCTTGAACTCTTCCACAACCTACCCATCTAAGGGTTTAGCCTGTCTGCCAACAAGGAGTGGGTTATGCCCAAAACTGAGACTAAGCGCGGAAAGTCGGACACCTCCAGCTACAAAGGCCGGGAGGACGCCCCACTGGAGCCGGTGTACCCAGAAGCCTACATTGGAGGGCTGCAAATCGGAACCGTTACCCGCGGGGCCTTGGGTATTGCAGGCGGAGCGCGATACCTGACAGCGGAAGGCTATAAGTTATTGGCACGGTCTAACATAGACACCTATAGGCAAATACGAAAAGAGGAGCTAAAGAAAAAGTGATCCCAAATACTGTACGAACTGATGACGTGATGTTCCAAGATACGCCTCCAACCGACATAACGGCTGCCGAGATCGCCCTGTACGGAGCCTTGCTGCGGGGCAACGACGCGGCTCAACTTGAGGTCCTGTCAAACCCCCGGTTGTGGCTGAACGAACAAGTGTCTGGGGCCTTGGGCGTAGCGGGATCCGAGCTTACTCTAGGAGTTACCTAAGTTTGGCTAAGTTCAGAACAGGCAGACCGATTAGCCAGTTTAGCTGGAAGGGCTCAGACGTTCCGATGACGGTTACTAATAACCTAAAGCCGGGGCGTTTGGAGATCACAAAAGAGCAAGCTACGCAGCTAAGAGCCTACTACGCTAAACCTAAAGCGGAGCGGATAGCGCAGCGGATAGCGGAGCGGAAACGTGGCTAAAATAGATTCCCTATCTGACAGCGTAGACGCTACAGCGGTAGCCGAGAACAACGACAAGATTACCGCAGCGTTCCAGAACACGCTTTCCTTGGATGGGTCCAGTCCGAACACTGTCGGGACTAACATCGACATGAACGGGAACCTGATCCTGAACTGCGCTGGGGTGGTACTCACGGATGACCCCACCTTTACGGGAACCGTCACAGGAGATGATCTTGCAGCCGAATCGACGGTAACAGCAGGAACCACTGTAACGGCGGGCACGACGGTAACGGCGGGAACGACTGTAACGGCTGGCACGGATATCTACGCTGACAATGTGGTACTGGAGAAAGCCTCTGGAAACGGAATCAAGGTAGATCGGGACTCCCCTACGTTTGGCTGGCACGACATCATCGGCAAGGTCCAGCCTAAAGCAACGGGAGCGGGGTTCCCAACCAGACGGGTGTACAACGGGGGTACCCTAGCTGACTACGCCTTTGGTGTGAACGACGTTGTGGATTTTGTGTTTCACATCCCACACGACTACGTACCGGGAACCGATGTATACTTTCACGTACACTGGTCCCACAACGACCCAACGAGTGTGAGTGGCAACGCAGTCTTTACCATCTATCACACGTACTCGAAAGGACACAACCAAGCGAACTTCGCCGCAGAAAAGAACTTCACCATCACCTACAACACCACCGACATATCGACTACGCCACAATACCGACACCGCGTAGACGAAACGGCCATGAGCACCAGCGGAGGTTCTGCTAGTTTGTTGGATACTGATGACCTAGAGCCAGACGGTTTGATTGTAGCAACCTTAAAAATGACCACCCTTCCGACATTTGGCGGGGGTGGGTATCTTTTCATCCACACTTGCGACGTGCACTACCAGAGCACAGGCGCACCAACCAAACAAAAGGCACCGAACTTCTATGTCTAAAATAGATCCCCTTGCAGACATCGCCATCCTTGGTGGTGCGCTTACATCGAACAACGATAAGATCGAGGCGGCTTTCGAGAACACCCTTTCGAGGGATGGTTCTGCTCCTAACAGCATGCAAGCCAATATCGACGTGAACGGCTACAGGATCCTCAACCTGCCCACAGCCGTCTCCGACAGCGAACCCGTGACCCTAGGGCAAGCGGGTTCGATTGCTGGAGTTACGAGCCCCCTAACTCGTGAGAGCGTGGGGGCCGTCTTTTACCCTCAGACGGCCGCAGAGACTACGGCAGGCGTTACACCTACGAACTACTACGTTGAGCCGCTTAATGCGGCGCGCTACGGTGCGGCAGGAGATGGTGTAACAGACGACTCCAGCGCACTTGCGAATTTGGTTGCGGTGGCTAAAGAAGAAACGATGCCGCGCATTGTAATTCCGTCAGGAACCTATGCGATCACAACAAACACACTGACTTTTGATCTGCCAAACGGATCGACTATCGACTGCTACGGAGAGATAACCTCGACCGTCACCGGCGCCGCCGCTGTCATAATTGGCGACGCATCATCTAACACATACTACCTGACCGTGCGCGGCCTGAATGTTTCTCGGACGACTGCCGACACCAGCGCCTCGTCTGTCGGCATCCAGATTCGCAATATAGTGTGGTCGAAGATCGACATCCGCAGGGTGACAAATTTTCAGGACGGCGTGCATGTTTACTCTGATCAACCGAACGGAGGGGTGAGTTACTGCGAGTTTTCGCTTGGGTTCCTGCATGACAACAAGCGCAATCTGTATCTGTCAGCAGCAAGCACGGGATATGTGAACGAGAACAATTTCTTTGGTGGCTCGTTTAATCACAGCACAGGATACCCAGCCGTCGCAACGGTCAACCTAGAGGTAGAGCACTTCGTAACCAACCAGTTAAACAACAATCGGTTTTGGGGTCCGAGCTTTGAAGACAATGATGGAACAAACGCCGTCGCGGCTGTCATCAATGGTAGCAATAACGTCATTTACTGGCCGCGCATGGAGAGAACGAACAACCAGAGTACCTACGAGATCCAATTCACTGCCAACTCTAGTGAGTGCGCGGTCGTCGGGCACGGGTTCACGATGGTCAATACGAACATCGCTGATTCTGGCGCATCGAATATGTACGAGACTCGTGAGGGACTTGTGATTTCTCATCAGACTGCGGCGGACGCGGCCAAGTCGGTTCTGAAATTGCAAAGCACATCCTCCAGCTCAGCGAGGCTTTTGCAGTTGCTTGATACGGGTGGCACGGAACAGGGGTATCTGGACGGATCGGGAAATGCGGTGATGAAGCGGCTGCGGGCAACGGCGGCTGGGGCTGGTGTAGCAAGCACCGTGACGTTTGGGAACGAAACACAAGCGACGGTCGGTGCAGCAGGCGGTGCAAGTGCATTGCCAGCAACTCCGACTGGCTACCTTCGCTTCTTTGTAGGGACTACAGAGTACGTTATCCCGTATTACGCGCAGGCGTGATAAAATGGGTTTAATAAAGATGGAAGGCGTGGATATTAACGTCTTTAAGGACGTGGTAGGGAGGTGGAGAACCACCTCCTTGTTTATTGAGTTCAACAAGGATGAAGACAAGTACCCAGCTTTCTATACGCTAGGAGAGGAGGATGCAACTAAGGACGGCAAGGTTTATATCTCAGCTAAACGAAAGTATATGCACTACGCAGATCCTACCGAATATCTATTTGCTACCAAGATCTTTGGATCCTACGAGTGCTGGGAGGCTGTTCTTAATTCACCAGATATTAGGGCGCACGTTGAACAGTGGCGTAAGGAACTTGATCTCAAACTCCGCAGTGAAGCCATTTGCTATCTTCGGGAGAGGATGGGGAGCGACATCAACGCGGAGAAGTGGTTTGCCGAAGAGAAGTGGAAGGCCCCTAAGCGTGGCCGTCCCCGTAAGCAAAAGGTAACGATGCCTTTTGAGGATGAACACAAGGCTGCCGCAGAGCGGCTGGGAATAAAGGCGGTAAAGTGACACAATATGGCAAAGATAACTCCATTAACTGATCCGCAAACTCTCAATACTATTCTCACAACGACAGCTTCTAACAATGACAAGATAGAAACTGCTGTTCAAAACACGTTGAGTAGAGATGGTTCGCTTCCTAATGAAATGGAAGCGCACCTAGACATGAACAGTTTTTGTGTTCTTAACGCAGGATGTATCACCCTGTCAGGGGGCACGGGGATTGTTAATAACGTAACTACAATCGTTTTTGAGGATGGCACTGAGCTTAACAGTAGCGTTGTATTTACTCCTACGTATGATTCTTTCAATAACTTCTATAACACAACGGAAGGAGAGCAGTTCTTTCAGGATGTGTTCCAAGACGTTACTAATATCGTTACGTGGGGAATAAACAACGTCACTACTCCAACGTATGAGTTTGTCTCTACGGATCTAAACAAACTGGTGACGTTCAACAACGGTGGATCTGGAACAACGGTTACTGTGCCGCAAGGTTCTACGTTTGCTATTGGATCTCGTATTGACGTTGCTTCTCTTGAAACAGGAGCCGTCACGTTTGCTGGAGCAGACGGCGTTACTGTCAACGGCAACCCCGGACTGACTTTGCGTTCACAGTATTGTGGCGCTACTTTGGTTAAGTATGATACCGATAGTTGGTTATTGATGGGAGACTTGACGAATGCTTAATCTGTTTGGAGTTGAAGCGTATACAGATGCCGAATTTGGTGACGCAAACGTGAGCGATATCTTTTGGGTAAACCATACACGGGTAGATGCAGAATCTGTTGGAAATGCCTATTGTTGCCGCTTTGATCCTACCACTAACAGTATTGTTGCAGAAGTGTGCGTATCTCCGACTACTACTATGAGGGCAACCGGAATCGGATGGAACGGCAGGCAAACAGTTCTTGTTACTGGAGCCGGTAGCTTATGGAAGTCCACGGATGGTGGTACAAACTTTTCCTTGTACAGCACCGACTTTTATGGCGCAGGGGGTAAAATACTTTATTCTGATACGCACAATTCGTTTTTTGTCCCCGGCGCCCCGTGGAAAAGATCAAAAGATAACGGCGTAACTTGGAGCACTTGGTCTGTGCCTCCTTCAGTGGGGCCAAATATGTGGTTAGATGAAAACGACCACATCTGGTGTGTGGGGAACGGTAACGGATATGTTTACAAAAGTGAAGATGGGGGAGATAACTGGAGTACGATGTCTACGACGGGACCAACCAATCGTGATTCAATTTGTGTAGCAAATGGCAAGTACTTACTTGGAAGTAGTTTTAATCAACTTGCTCATTGGAGCACCGATCTAGTTAATTGGACAATGACTCCTGAATGGGGTTTCGGGGTTTATTCTATCCATATAATCTATGACGTTTATAATGATAGATGGTTAGCTATGGGCGGGGCGGGTATGGCGTCTATCACCGACACAAACCTTGATGCTAATGGGTCGTGGACTTATCACTATATAAACCACCTTGGTATTCCTTGGAATTGGTCCTGCGGTGTAATCTGTCCTCACTATGAACTGCCTGTATTTGGCGGGCAAATTGCAACGGGATCTGTAGGGGTGAGAAATAGAGAGTGTAATTTTGCTACCAATAATTATAGTTTTTGGTCAATTAAAGACACAGGTCAAGCAGATATTATTCCAAATAGCGGATACACGTCGAGCGTAGGTTGGGATAGTATTGCTGCTATAACACCGGGGATGTGTAACACAGAATGACACCGGAACTAATTAAAAAGACAGCAGAGGGAGATCTACTTAGCTTCATCAAGCTAGTAGCCCCTCACCGTGTTCTCGGGCACGTTCACCAAGAGCTTCTTCGTTGGTGGACGAGAGAGGATGCGGGCAGTCACCAGCTAGTACTACTCCCTCGGGATCACTGCAAGAGCGCGATGCTGGCTTACAGGGTAGCATGGGAGATTGTAAAGAACCCAGCGATAACGATTCTGTACATCTCAAGTACAGCGAACCTTGCTGAGAAACAGTTGAAGATGATTAAGGACATTCTCACGTCCAAGTGGGTGAGACTCTACTGGCCGGATCTAATCAATGACGAAGAAGGCAAAAGAGAAAAGTGGACCAACTCTGAAATTAGTGTCGATCACCCCATTAGAAAGTTGGAGGGAATACGCGATCCAACGGTTTATACGGGAGGTCTTACCACAAGTCTCACGGGATTCCATTGTAATATCGCCTGTCTTGATGACACAGTGGTACAAGAGAATGCCTATACTGAAGAAGGTAGAGAAAAAGTAAAGACACAATATTCTCTGTTAGCGTCTATTGAATCGGCAGATGCTAAGGAGTGGGTGGTAGGTACGCGCTACCATCCAAAGGACTTGTATCAAGACATGCTTGAGATGGAGACTGAGATTTATGATGGTCACGGGAACATCATTGACGCCAAGCCTGTCTATGAGGTTTTTGAGCGTAAGGTAGAGGATAGGGGAGACGGGGCCGGTGAGTACCTGTGGCCTCGTCAGATGAGGTCAGATGGTAAGTGGTTTGGCTTTGATCAAAACATCTTGAGCAAGAAGAGGGCGCAGTACCTAGACAAGACACAGTTCTACGCACAGTACTACAACGATCCTAATGCGTATGGCAACAGTGATATTGATGCTTCTAAGTTCCAGTACTACGACAAGGCTCATGTAAACAGGTACGGTGGCAAGTGGCAAGTAATGGGGAAGCCAGTTAATGTCTACGCAGCGATTGACTTTGCGTTCTCGACAAAGGAGAGGGCGGATTACACAGCTATTGTCGTGGTTGGTGTTGATCCCGATAGGAACGTTTACGTTCTTGACATTGACCGTTTTCGCACTAGCAGGATTGCTGAGTGTTTTGAGCGGTTACGCAATCTTCATGTTAAGTGGGATTTCAGAAAGCTCAGGGCAGAGATGACAGTAGCCCAAGCTGCCGTGGTTCGGGAACTCAAAGAGATGTACATCAAGCCAGCAGGACTGGCCTTGAGTATTGACGAGTACTACCCAACACGGCACCAAGGGTCCAAGGAAGAGCGCATCCGTGCTGTGTTGCAGCACCGTTATGACAACATGAGTATGTGGCACTACCGTGGAGGTAACTGCCAAGCACTGGAAGAAGAGTTGATGCAAACCAAGCCAGCACATGACGATATCAAGGATGCGCTGGCAGCAGCAGTAGAAATCGCCGTGCCACCGTTGGCACTGGGTCACAAGAGAACTAGGGATCGAAACGTAGTTTACGATTCGCGTTTCGGCGGAATCAGCTTTAGAGGTTAAACGATATGCCTAAAAGAGTACTAGATCTTTACACGTACCTTAACCCTGACGAGGCTGCTTTGGAGATTGCCAAGCAGTACGACAGATGGGTTACGGCACGTACAAAGAAGGAAAAAGAATGGGCCGAGTTGCGGAACTACATTTTCGCAACCGACACGTCTACGACTTCTAATGCCCAGCTTCCGTGGAAGAACAAGACGACGCGCCCCAAGATCTGCCAGATCAGGGACAACCTCCATGCGAACTATATGGCTGCGTTGTTTCCCAATGACAATTGGTTTACATGGGTAGCTGCGGACAAGGAGAGCGCCACAAAGAGCAAGGTTCTGGCAATTGAAACGTACATGAAGAACAAGCTAAACCTAAGCAAGTTCAGGCAGGAAGTCTCGAAGTTGGTGTATGACTTTATTGATTATGGCAACTGCTTTGCAGATGTGGAGTATGCTAACGAAGTCCATA